AAAAAATGGATAATCTTGATCCGAAAGGGCAATCCAGATCCAACTGGAAGTGGTTTAAAATGTTGAACAACAACAGAGGTGAAGTCGGTGGTGATGGTGGCGCCGGTGATGGTGGAGACGGTGGCGAGGGTGGTGATGGTGGACAAGGTGGTGACGGTGGTGGTGGAGTAGGAGTAGCACCTAATTGGCGTGATGGATTAGACGCTGACATTAAAGAACACCCGGCAATCGCAACATTTAAGACACCGGCTGATTTAGCTAAGTCTTATGTGAACGCACAGAAACTAATTGGTGCTGAAAAAATACCAATGCCACCAAAAGACGCGGCGCTTGATAGTCAAGAGTACCAAGCTGTATTTGATCGGTTAGGACGACCGAGTGATCCAAAGAATTATACTGTACCAGAAATTCCTAATCCTACTAATGCGCCTGTCGCAACAGAGGAACAAATGACGGAGTTTAAAAACGTGGCACACAGTATTGGTTTATTACCGGCACAAGCAGAAGCATTGATTAAGTTCAATCAAGAGGGTGCTATCAATCAGCATAACCAAGCTACGGCAAGTGCAACGGAACAATACGAAAAAGCTGAAACACAACTACGTAAAGAATTAGGAAAATCATATGATGGTCAAGTTCAAAAAGCACAAGGCTTGATCAATAAGTTCGGTGACGAAGAAGTTAATAACAAAATAGGTGCAAGTGGATTAGGTCGTGATCCGGCATTTATTAAGTTCTTAATGAATATCGCAAAGAATTTTGGTGAGGGTGGTGAGTTATTAGGTGAGCCAGTCCAACCACATATTCTTTCACCGGAACAAGCTATGAAAGATATTAATAAAATTAAGGGTGATAAGACGCACCCATTTCATAAAAAAGATCACGCCGAACACGCTGACGCAATGAAGCAAATGACACACTTGTTTCAGATGGCGTATCCGGACAACAATAAATAGTAATAAAGGATAAATCGAAAGATCCCGATTGCGCTATATAAACGGACAATCCTTTACAGGACCCATAACTTTTTTTTTGTAGACCCAACAGGACAATCTACGCAAGTGTAACTACAAAGGAGAATTACAATGGGTGATATATCCACAGCGTTTGTAAAACAATTTGGATCCACGATTGAACTTTTAGTTCAACAGCAAGGATCGAAGTTGCGCGACGCAGTACGGATTGAAAGTGGAGTAACTGGCGAGCAAGCATATTTCGACCAATTAGCCGCGACTACAGCCGTATTACGTACTACTCGTAATGGTGACACTCCACTCGTTAAGTCAGATAACCGACGACGAAGTGTTGTATTGCTTGACTATGAGTGGGCTGATTTGATCGACGATCAAGATCAGTTGAAAATGATTGTAGACCCCGAAAATCCATATTCGAGAAGTGCCGGTATGGCTTTGGGTAGAGCCATTGATGATAACATTATTACGGCTTTTAATGCTACGGCATTAACTGATAAAACCGGTAGTACGTCAACAGTTTTACCGGCTTCCCAAGTTATCCTCAACGGTGGTTTCGCATTGACGATTGATAAATTGCGATCAGCAAAGCAAATTATGGATCTTCAAGACGTACCAGAAGATGAACGCTTTATGTGTGTTTCACCAATCCAGTTAACTAACTTGCTTGAAACAGCAGAAATTACCAGTTCAGATTACAATATGGTAAAAGCGTTAGTTATGGGACAAGTGGACACGTATTTAGGGTTTAAGTTTATTGTCTCAACACGATTACCGATTACTGGAAATATTAGATCAGCTTTCGCGTGGCGTAGAGATGGTATGCTTCTAGCTATGCAAAAAGAGATCACCACTCGCATTGAAGAAAGAGCAGATAAGAGTTTCGCTACTCAAGTCTATCTTTGTATGAGTGTTGGTGCTACTCGTATGCAAGAGTTTGAAGTTGTCCAAATCGACACCGACGAAACAGCATAATCGTTTCGTAAGTGAAATTTAATCTAATGTTTTTTAAAATAAAAGGAGAAAGTCAATGTCTAACGTAAACGGAGTAAATTACGCCAAGTCTATTGCACCGACTTTAAGTAATCGTAATGTTCCCGGATCTGTTGGTGGACGTATTCGTTCATTGACAGAAACGATCACCCTAGCGGCACAACCGGCTAATGATACTATCAACATAGGTAAGTCCCTACAAAATGGTGCTATTATCCACGACGTTATTATTGATAACGCCGCGCTAGGCGCCGGAGTAATTCTTGATATTGGCGATAGTGACACAGCAGATCGCTACATCAATGGTTACGACGCACAAGCAAATACATCAAATCGAGGTGGCGCAACACCGGTGAACGGTGTTCTTCAACTTGGTGGGGTGCATTATGTAATTGGGACTGCAACAGGGGATAACATTATTCTTGTGACAATTCTAATTGCGGCCGCGACCGGTCAGTTGAATATTACGGTACTTTATTCGGAAGATTAAGGCGCTGTTTTGTAATCTAATAGGGGGAGAGGTTAATCCCTTTCCCCTTATTTTAAAGAGGATAAATTATGCCCGGAAGTCAATCAAATGAAACTTCTATTGCTAATCTTTGTCTTACAAGGCTAGGCGCTGATCGTATCACTAACATTGATACGGAACAAACCGAAAATGCCTCTAAGATTAGAGCAGTATTTGATTTTTTGCGTGATGAAGTATTGCGATCACACCCTTGGAACTTCGCTGTCCAAAGAGTTAATTTCAATAAGTTAACAACAACACCTCTTTACGGATTTTCGGCAGAGTTTCAAATTCCCGGAAATGTTCTTAGAATATTACCACAAGGAACTGGTAGTGATAGTAATTTAGCGTCGGATTATAAGATCGAGGGAGATAAGGTCTTAACTAACGACGGTACTTTTAAATGTAAATGTATATTGCGAATAGAAGATACAACTAAGTGGGACGCCGCGTTTGTAGAAATATTTGCGACACGGTTACAAGCTGAATTAGCATATGCAATAGTAAATAGTCGAGGATTAGCTTCTGATCTGTTTGCTCTTTATCTGTCAAAACTAAGGGCGGCCAAAGCGTTTGACGCTATGGAAGATACACCCGATCAGTTGACGGCTGACGAGTGGTTATCTTCAAGATCGTCCGGAACTTTTGCACCTAATTCAAGTCTAACATAAGGTCGTAAATGTCTAAGAATACACCGATCCTTACAAATTTTACGGCCGGAGAACTGTCACCTCAACTAGAGGGTAGAGTTGATGTGGCACGTTATTTCAATGCCGTATCAACGCTTGAGAATTTTCTTGTTGCTCAATTCGGCGGCGCTGACAGGCGACCCGGATCTGTTTTCGTAGCACCGGCAAAGTTTCCAGATAAAGTTTGCCGTATGATCCCTTTCCAGTTTTCCACAATCCAAGCATACACAATAGAAATGGGCGAGGGTTATATGCGTTTTTATAGAGAGAACTCGGCGATAACCGAAGTTGCTAAAGTTATAACTAACGCGACTAATGCAAATCCTCTTGTGCTTGAGATTACCGGACACGGATATTCCGTAGGCAACGAACTGATCATAAACGATATGGTTGGTATGACAGAATTAAATGGTAAAAGATTTCGTGTTAATAATGTTGTTGATCCAAACAATATAGAAATTGAAGATTTAGATGGAAATATTATTGATAGTACCGGATTTGGTGTTTATATTTCCGGTGGTGAAAGCGCAGAAGTCGTAGAACTTTCCACACCATATCTTGAAAGCCAATTATACGAAATTCAATTTGCACAAACAGCCGACCTTTTATATATAGTTCATAAAGACGTACCAATACAAAAACTTGCACGTATGAGTGATGTATTGTGGACGCTTACACAAATTGATACAACCGGTGGTCCGTTCCAATCAATCAATACCACAACAACAACAGTCACACCATCAGCTACAACAGGCGCAGTTACACTAACAGCTTCATCACCTATTTTTAATGCAGATCTTATCGGTAGTATATTCCTCGTCGGTGGTACTGTAGGATTGCCGCCAATTCAAGGATATATTGAGATTACCGGATTTACCTCTACAACTATTGTTACCGGCACAGTTGTTGATACATTAGATGGTGTTGGTGCAACGGAAGATTGGGCGTATGGTAGCTTTAGTGTTGACGCCGGATTTCCACAAGCTGTTGGATTTCACGAACAAAGACTATATCTTGGTGCAACAATATTTGAGCCACAAACAATATTTGGATCACAGATATTAGATTTTGAAAACTTTGCGGCCGGTGAAGCTTTAGATACCGAAGCTGTTAAATACGAGATTGCAACGGAACAAGTAAACTCAATCCGTTGGTTAAACTCTGGTCGTGGTCTTGCTGTCGGTACAGCCGGTGGTGCGTTTATTGCTTCATCTGGTGCTGATTTCATAACACTAACACCTACCAATATTTCAATAAGACGTGAAACTACATTTGGCGCAGAACTGGTCATACCGAAACGTATAGGAAACTTCCTTTATTACGTTCAACGTGGTACAAGGAAAATGCGCGAATTCTCTTATAACTTTGACATTGATTCACATTTGTCTTTGGATATGACGCTTTTATCTGAACAGATTTCAGAGGGTGGATTTATAAATATTGACTTTCAACAATCACCACACCCTATTTTATGGTGCGTAAAAGGTAATGGTGAAATTGCTACAATGACAAGACAAAGCGATCAAGAAGTTATTGCTTGGTCAAGACAAGTCACAGCGCCGACAGTAGCCGGTGCCGGATCATATGAGAGTGTTGCCACGATCCCAAAGGGTGAAGAAAATCAAGTATGGGTATCTGTTAAAAGAGTTGTAAACGGAGTGACGAGAAGATTTGTAGAATATATATCAACAACAGATTTCGGTACTTTATCTGACGCATTTTTTGTTGATAGTGGTTTGACATATACCGGTCCATCTGTTACGACATTATCTGGACTGGATCACCTTGAGGGTGAAACTGTTACAATTCTTAATAATGGTGCCGTTGAACCGGACAGGGTTGTCACTAATGGATCTATAACACTTGATAAAGCGACGACAAAAGCACACGTTGGATTAAATTACATATCAAAAATTAACTCGTTAAAACTTGAGGGTGGATCAGCATTAGGGACAGCACAAGGTAAAGTTGCTAGAATTATTGAAGTAACTTTTCGTTTCTATAAAACTGTTGGTGCAACATTTGGTCGCGAGGGATCAACAAATCAAATATTCTTTAGAAACACAAGTGATCCTATGGACACAGCCGTACCATTATTTACCGGTGATAAGCGTGTTCAATTCCCAAAAGGATATGATCGTGAGCCACGTGTATTTATACAACAGGCGCAACCTTTACCAATGACTGTTCTAGCAATAATGCCGAGATACGAAGTTTTTGAACAATAGGGGTAAACTATGAGTTTTACAGGAGCCAATACAGCAACAAATCTTTTAACACTTGCCGGTGTAGCCGGTAAAGTTGTTAAGGCGACTTCTCAATCAAACGAGGGTAGGACGGAAAGTGCTGTCCTTACATTTAACGCACAGATAAAACAACGTGAAGCATTTTTGATTGGTGAAAAGGCAAAGCTTGATCTTGTTCAAGAAAGAGAAACAGCAAGACGTGACTTAGCTACAGCGAGTGCTATGTTTGCCGGTCGAGGTGTTAGGGCAGATGTTGGATCAGCCACAGATGTTTTATTTCAGATCGCAGAAGCTAAAGAAATGGATCGTTTAATAAATCAATTTAATGCTGACGTTGATATATCAAACAAAATAGCTGAAAGCAATATATTATTATTCCAAGCCGGTGAATCTCAAAAAGCCGGAAACATAAATGCCTTTTCAACAATATTGGGAGCCTTACCGGATTTCAATAAATTAAAATTTTCACCAAAACAACCAAAATTTAAATCAAGTAGGTCAAAAGATATTTTCGATCAATTAGAGGCAGAGGGTGGATTTAACGCATTTGGATAAGGGGAAACAATGGCTATTATAATACCAAAAATAACAGGATCATTAACTACTAAGACAGTAGGCGCGCAATCACCGTCGGACTTTACGAAAGTTGATAAGTCAATTCAAGGCGCCGCAGATCAAGCTTCTAAGGTAAGCGAGGTATTTCGTCAAGGTATTATCACAGAGCAGATTTCTAAACAAACAATTTCTGTTAATCAACAGCTTAATGAATTATCAAATACTACTTTACAAGATCCAAACTTAACAGAATCTTCCGGTGCTGAATATCACGCAAACGCAAGTAAAATATTAGAAGAAGCTATGAACGGAATTGGTGATCCGGTAGCAACAAGACAATTCCAAGTTCAAAACCAAAGTGTTATCCTTGCAAGAACAAATGATGTTAGAAAAGCCGGACGTACACAGCAAATTGATAGATATGGAGTACAAACAAATGAAATAAAGTCACAATCTTTAAGCAATTCTTTTATTACAAATAATCCTGTTAATCAAGCTATCGAAAGAAATACATATGTTAATCAGTTAAATCGTGGAGTTGATAATTTATGGTTGTCAAGAGTAAACCGACAAGAAGCAATAGCACAATATGACGAAGAAAGACGTGTAGGAAAGCCACAGCACGACTTTAATATTCTGACAGCGCCGGGTGAGGGTGTTACGTGGGGAGATAGATCAAAAGGTGCCGAAGAATTTATCCAACAAGTTAGAGCCGGTGTTTATGCCGGTCTTACACCACAAGAACAAACTGATTTTATTACTAAGGCAGAAAGTTTTAGAGACGTTTCTACTAAGCGCGATCAGTTAGCTATTGAAGCAAGACAATTCACTAAATGGCAAGAAGTATTACCAAAGATAAAATCTGGTGAAATGACAGAGCCGGAATTAAGATTATTAAATTTCAGTCAAGAAGCCGGTAAAGATGATGGTGAAATTAGCGATTCAGATTTTAACAAAGGGTTAGGTTTTTTAAATAGCGTAAAAGGTGTAAATGTGAAAACAGATAATGGAGTTTATCACGAAATTCATAAAAAGATATATGGATCAGAAAGAAACCCAAAGACCGGTGATTTTTATACACACGAAGAAATATCAGATATTATAGACGATAGTTATTTATCTCTTGATGAAGAAGATATGCAAGGTTTGATTGGTGAAAATACAGCCGAAAGACGTAGCCAAACCAAACTTGAAATAGCGGCCGCTTCAAAAGGATTAGAAGCAAGGATTACACAGCAAGTTTTAAGAAGTGATGATATTCTATTTGGTGTTGTTGATCCTAAAACTGGAAAGATTGTAAAATCCGGTGTTGTTCAAGGTGACGTAACGGCGGCGAAAGCGGCGAAAGCTATTGCTGATGAATATATGGCAAGATTTGATCGTGAAGTATCTAAAGAAAAGCTGAAAGGTGACGATATTGAAAGGCTAGAAAGAAAGATCGAGGATCAGTTCTTAAAAGAAAATGGGTTGTTCTTTGGTAAAGGCGCAACACCACACGTTTCCGTTCCGATACAGGGTGAAGTTAAGCGTCACTTTAGGGACACAGATATTGTTAATGCTGAAAAACAATTCACTCTTACACCGGTAGAGCCTAAAATAGAAAATGCAGAGGCACAATGATAGCTTATATTGAAGCCATAGACGCTAATGTAGAAATGCCTGACGGTCTTTCCAATGAAGAAATAAGATCTATGACGGATAAGTTTATCTTGAAAGGTCGTGGACCGACACCTTTAGAAGAACAGGAAAAGAAACTACCGGTACAGAAACAAGAAAGATTTTCTACGCCGGACACAAGAGGTTTACGAGAAGAAGATTTAGATCCTGTAAAGATAGCTGAAAGACAAGAAGCGTCAAGAGTTGCTAGAGAGAACAACCTTTTTATTCAACAAGAAGAAGAAGAAAAAGCTAGAGATTTTGTTGAAGTTCAACAGCCGAATTACTTTGAAACAAAGTTTGCAGAAATAGATCCATCTTTCTTACCGGTAACAGAGCCTACAAAACTTCTAGGATCAAGGGAAGATGGAAAGCCGAAAGGGTTTGGTTTTCTCGGTCCACAAACAAATCTTAAAGGTGGAGTATCCACAGAAATTTCAATAGGTGTTCAAATTGATGGTGTAGAAACACAGATCCCCACGCTTGTTCCCGGAATTACTGCTAAAGAAAAAATGACTTTATTGAGAGGTGAGAAGCCTAGCGCAGAGATTGTTCAGAAAGCTGTTGATCACGCTAAAGAAAGAATATCAAAAGGTCTAAGTCCTTTCAAAGAATTAGGTGAAGAAAAAGAGCCAACAAAGGAACAAAAAAGGCAAGAAGCATTTTTACAAGGAACTGTCAAAGGATTTTCTGGATTTAATATAAAAGAGTTTGATCGATCCGGTGCTGAATTTCCAATTACAGCCGGAATAGGATTTATGGCCGGTGGTGTTGGTAGCCTTATGACAGCTTCTTATTTACTACGTCTTACAGCATTACCACTATTCGCGGCACGTGTTGGCGTAGGAACACAAATGGCAACAAGATTAAAGTTTGCTACTGCCATTGTCCCATCAATGATTATGACTTCTGCTACATTTGGTACTCAAACATTTGCTACGGAATTAATAGGTCAAATGCAAGAGGGTAAAATTGACCTTATTGGATTAGGAAAAGAATCTACAAAAGCCGCCGGATTAGGTTTATTTCTAGGTGGTATCAGCGTATTTGGAGATCGTAAGACAAGGATATTTGTTGCCGGTGGGATAGGATACGCTTATACCAAAATGAACGGTGGCGACGATATTGAAGCTACATTTACTGCCGGTATATTTGCTATGTTTGAAGCTATTGGTGGTGCAAAACGTGACGAAAAATTACTACTTGCTACGCAACAAGCTACTCGATTATTAACAGCAAATTATATTAAAGCTAAAAATCCTAAAGTCTCAAGTGCTGACGCTTTGAAGATGGCAGATTTTGAATTAACAAAATTAGCTACAAGATTTGGTGGTCCACAAAGAATTATCAAAGAAGATAAGATGATGGAATTTCTTAATGCGCTTAATGAAGATATTATTAACGCCATAAAGAAAGCTAAACTAAAGGTTAAACCGGTTGAGCCAAAACCGGCGCAAGTGTCCGGTACAACACCAGAGCCACCACGTGAGCCACCACCTAAACCGGCCGGTGGAGTTCCAAAGGCAGAGGTTGTAGAACCAATAGATCCAAAAGGGGATAATTTTAGAACAACAGTTGTTGAATCTCCGGCAGAACTTGAAGCAAGAGTAAATCGTGGGTTTACGACAATCGTAACAGTAGACGCTACAAAACTTCAAAATGAAGCAGAATCAAACGCTTTAAGCCAAGAGAGATTTAATTCAGCGTTGGAGAGAGAAGAAGTTGAATCTATCCCACAATTATTTGTTCAAGATGGAAAGATTGAAATTGAAGATGGAGTACATAGAATCGCTGTTAATGCTAAACGTGGACAAACTATTGAGATTGCTATTAAACCAGAAGATAGAAAATTCTTTGAAAGTCTTATTGATAAACCTGTTGAAAAACCGGTTGTCACTACTGGTAAAGGTATTTCAAAAGAAGCTACTGATATTTTAGATACAGCTTCCGTTGTTAAGCACGATAAGAAATTTAAGGAATTAACAAAACCACAGCAAAAATCTGTCCTAAAGAAAAGCGAAGCTGTAATACCAACAGAGGTGCTTAACGAACAAGAGGTAGTGAATATTGTAGATAAATATGATATTGCAAAATCATTAGATACAGATCGTGTTGCATTGGTCGCACCGATCAACAAGGAGTTTGTTTCTGATGGACGTTGGCTAATTATAGATCAAGCTGTTGCTGATGTTATACGTCAAAGGTTTTGGGATAAAAAGACAGCCGATAAGATTAAAGAACACCAGAAAGCCGGATTGACATTAGCCGAAGCTAAGAAAGTAGCTGAATCACAAATTGACGCAGAAAAATCTCAAATCAAAGCTGACGCAGTACCTAAATTTGATCAAGTTATCCCTAAAGAAAAAGGTGATCCAGTAAAGTTTATAGGAACAAAGACAGATGGACAGGGATCAACAACAATGATTTATGAGTTTAACGACAGCACCGGAAAGCAACAAGTCGCCGGATTAAATTCTTCAATGGTAAAACTTATTAAAAGCCACTTCCCTACTTCTGAAATGTTTGGTATCGCTTCTGACAAGCCGGTATTGTTTAAGGTTGATGGTGAATTAAAAGCAATTCTGTTGCCTATACGGATTGACGAGGGATCTGTTTCAAGATTACAAGGTCCACCAGAAACAGTCGTTGCTTGGGTAAGAGTTGGTAAAGATGGATTGTTCACTTTCTTTACAGGATCAAAAGAGCCAAAAAATATTAAAGGAGAAAAAACAATATTACTTGGCGACGTTACACAAGAACAATTACAAAAGCTAAAGCGTGCAAATACTCTTGCAGAAATTCGTAAAATTGCCGGTGGTGACGTTAGTAAAGTAACGATAAGTACAGATCCAGAATCCGACGCATTAAGTCAAAAAGCTGTTAGCAGTAAAGAGGAATTTCCAGTAAGTGAAAGTGGTCAAAAACTTATTGATCGACTAAACAAACAATTAAATAATTTAGAATCAATAAGAGATCCAAAGTTCTCCGGCACCCCAAGAGGTGACGCATTAGAAAGAAAAATAAGTGATCTAAGGCAAGATATAAGACGACAACAAGAAGCACCAAAAAAATTAGCTAGAGAAAAGGTGGGTGAATTAGTAGACAGATTTAGACGTAAAGATCATGAGGGCATACCAACCACCGGAGATCCACAAAAAGATAAAGAAGCCTTTGATAATATCTTTAGACCTTTACAACAATTAGCTGAATTCCTAGAGGAAGTTCCGGCCGCAAAGAAATTTGTTCCAGAGGATATACAAGAGAGACTAAAAGATTTAGAGAAAAAACCTACAAAAAAGAAAAGATCTGTTAAAGGTGGCGAGGCACAATTAAAGCAAGAAGATTTTGGTGAGATCGTTGTTCCGGTAATACCAGAGGGTGCTGATCCGATTGATGTTGGAGTAGGTGCAAAACCTATCGACACTTTCCAAAAGATTATGAAAACAGGTCGTTTCAGATGGAAATCTAAAAATAAATCTAAAGATGATCAAGGTTTTAAATTATTTGAAGCTACAAAACAATTAGCTAAAAAATGGGTAGGATATTTTGGTGAAAGATGGAACCCAAGTGGAACACTAGGGATATTTTATGGAGATACGAAGAACATATTTTTTGATAGTTTGAACAATATATCTGTTATCGTCCACGAAATGACACATTGGTTAGATACTAAAAACCAAGTGTTCTCAAAGATTATGGAAGTTTCGGATCAAGATTCTTTAGGTCGTCCAGTATATAGCCAAGAAACAGCTAAAGAACGAGAAGAATTAACAAAGATTTATGTTGACTATTATCCCGGAGCCAAGCCGGATCATAAATTAAGAACAAGGATCAGAGAGGGAATAGCTGTCCTGTTCCAGAAATTTATTGAACAGCCAAGTGCAATAACTGAAAAATATCCTTTCCTTGTAGCAAACTTTATGAAAGAGGGTGGTTTATATTATAAGAAAGATATGGTTGAATTTGTTGACGACGCGCAAAAGATCGTAGCTGAATACCAACAGCTTTCTCCTTTACAACAGATAATGGCGAGAATTATATCCGGCTTCAATAAGGTTGGTAAGGGTAGTTTTATGAATAAGAAAGAGATTATTGATACTGAAATATTTGATAATCTATATCCTTATGAAGCATTAGCGAAACGTGCCGGTGTACGTGAAACTGGTGACGATATTTCTCTTATGGCAAG